ACATACCACATAGTTGTCTGATCGCTGCTTATCTTGGCATCAGTGATAGTAGGACTGACGAACGCACTACCATATACTACTGGCAAGACGTTGTTTGTCTGGGGAGGCAACTGAGTTCTGGCACCTGAGTCTCCTTGTCCAGTGCCAGCGGCATTCTTGGTGAGCAGTCGGCTGATACCAGTCAGCAAGAAGGCTTCTGTAGCGAATGCTGCTACATATCCCAGCGTAGTAGCCACTGCACCTGCGCCGATGACGGCTTCAGCGATGCCAACGAAGATAGGAACTAAGAAACCCATGCTATACCTCTAATGTCCATATTTTTTCAGTCATTCTAAAACCGTATCTGCCAAAGTCCATATCAAACAGGGGCTCGCTGGCTACCATACTATGCGTAAGGATCCTCTTCTCTTCTATCAGCGTATCGGCACACTCATTGTATTCTGTGAATAGGGAATGTGCTACTCTGGTGTGCCTATATTCAGGTTCTACATAGAAGAGGACCTGATTGAGGAAGTATGCTGTAGTTACCCAGAAGTTAGGGCAGATCACGCCCATTATGATACCTGCATAGTCACCATCGCGTTCTGCGATGATGGTCACGCCGCCACCCACTATGGTCTGATGGAATATCTTGCTGAGATGCTCTTCATCCAACTCCATATCATGCACACATGCAGTATGATCCATGGTATGGACCTTGTGTATCTTGCTTATGAAGTAAGGCAGGTCAAATCTATTTGCTGGTCTGATCATTTGCTTACCACGCTGGAGGACGATCTGGTGTGACCTGATGCCAGTTAGCAGGCACGCCACCATATACACCAGGTGAAGCAGTGGCAGTGACCTTCATACCGAAGTCAAAGTATTGACCTGCGATAGAAGCCAGATTGTTCATACTGCTGTCCAGCGGATTTACTCTGGTCCAACTATTGAGATTTGTCTTGCGACCGCTCACTCTGTTGGACAGCACGCCCTTAAAGTTAGTAGCGTTCAGCGTCACGGTGAAGTTGTCGGTGATATCTTTGCGATCTTCTGTGATGTTATAGCTTGTTACGATCCCAGTAAAGCGATTGGCAAACGATGTGAGATTATAGTTTTCGTTATAAAAGCCGCGTATGATCTGTAAACCAGCACCTTGGATCTTGAGTCCCAAGACGATGAAGATGTTATCACCACTGAGGCCTGATAGGCTTATGCTTGTCTGTGCACCTGTTGCTTGCAGGTCTCTTTGCTGAGCACTGATCTGCAGCATACCACCCAGAGGACCATATTCCAGACCATCTATCACCTGAAAGTTATAGGCTGAACTGAATGTATATACTGAAGTATCTGCAGGATTGTTCACACTATTGTAGATAGTGAGTTTAACGAAGTCGGCTGTGATTAGTTTGGGCGGATCGCCTGCTACTGCTGGAATAATATCCATTATGCGTCTCCAACATACTCATAAAGCTCAAATCCGCTACTCCAGTTTAATATAGCGTTGTTGAGCAGCACACCATTCTGTGTGATCTGGCCACCTACCACCAACTTATACTTGGGCATATTTGGACAGAACACCTTGAAGTGACAGCCATTACCCGCGATGATATTGTTGCCCACTACACTGGTAAGTATGATATTGGGGCGGCTGGTAGTTATAGTTACCGTCGTGCCTGATCCGCGAAGCACATCAGTTGTGCTGGTGAACGGGAACGGATAAGGAACAATCTGTATCAGGTCGTTCTTGGCAAACAATACGCTGTCTGATGCCATTGTTGGTAGATTGCCTAATATCAACTGATTGCCTATATAACTTACAACAGTGACGCTGGTGACCTGTGAAGGAGACATCGCTCCTTGATATGCGAAGATCCAGGATAGTTTAGGATTGTTTCCAAATGTGACAACTTGGGGTTGCCAAGCATCCAGCGTATCTACCTCTTCCATAAGTGCCCGTGCTTGGCTGTATCGGAAGCTGTTGGGCAGTTCTACAGTGATCTTCCACGGATTCAGCGTGGGTGTCAGCGTGGTCCTTGGAACCTCGTTCCTCGTGTATTGTATGCCTACTACCTTACGACGATCTATTAGCATCGTGTTGCTGTAGTCTATGACTGTTTGTAAGCCTGTGCTCATTTATTCCTCACTAAAATTTTGAGTTGTTATAGGGCAGTTCATTTTGTGCGGTCACAACAGCAGCATAGGCCATCTTGCGATTGCTCGCGAAGAACTGGGCCACCGATTGACTATCAATCGCGCTGATGTTATAGACATTATTGGTTGTATTATTATGTATCGTTTGTTGTCCGCCCAATGCGCTATTTGGTATGATAGTGCCTGCTTGCTTAGGAACGAATAATTCTGGACCATTCTCACCTACGAGGCTTGCCTTACCTACGGGAGGATCACCGCCGTCAGCGAAGCCAAAGATGCCGGCGATTGCTCCAAATATTCCACCACCAGCACCCATTAATGCTTTTACAGCCATCGCTGCTTGTGCCTTCATCTCAATAACAATAAGGTCTTGGATGACTGATGCTGCGAAGCTCTTAAAGTTAAACTTACCAGTTTTAGCAAAGTTATCAATCGCATTGTTCATGCTGTTAGTTACTGTATTGAATACATTTCCTGCGATTTTAGCAGCATTGGTGCTTTCATCTACGAATGTATTAAAGGCCTGCTTCCATCCTGTTGACCATTCACGGCTAACTGCGATTTGTTTTTGTGTCGCAGTAATCTGGTCTTGGAATGTAGCGGCTATTCTACTTCTGATTTGGTCAGCTTCACCTGCAGGAACATCGCCGCCTAACTGAGCCTGACGCTTCTTTAATGCAAGTTCTTGCTCGGCAGAGATTTGCTTATTGATATTTGCTAATGCTTTCTCGCTCTCAGTCATAGTTAACTCAGCGGTAGCATTATTGATATCTTGGATATTCTTCTGCACTTTTAACTTGGTGTCTAGGAAAACAAGTTCCATTTCCTGTAGTTGGTTCTGCTTTACCAGTTCAGCAGTTTTTGCTGCCATCAAAGTATTATTATTTTGGAGGGCGGCTTTTTCTTGTTGTAGCGTAGCAATAATCTTATTGTATAGAGGAATCTCATCAGAAGCCGCACTTTTTTTCTTGGTCTGGTATGACTCTATTTCTTTGTTGATCTTTGCAATATCAGCGTTATATTTTACATTAGCATCAAATGCTGCTAATGCCGCTTTTTTACTTTCTTCAGTAGCATGAGCATACTTAATCTCCAAATCAAGCCTATCAGCCGCTGCCTTATTGGTTGCCAACAGAGCACTATATTGGGCTTTAATATTTACTAACTGATCCTGTAATGCAGTAGAACCAGATGAAACGCCAGCACCTTGACCTTGGGCCACGACCGGAGGACCCGAAGGAGCAGGTTTCTTGGGTTCTTCCTTAGGAGGAGGAGGAGCAGGAGGTAACGGAGGCAGATGAAACAGCTCTCGTAGTTTGGCGGCGGCTTCACTTGTCCACTTATCAAACCAACCAGTAAACTTCTTAAATGCTTCTTCAATACCTTTAAAGATTCCAAGCACAAAGTCACTGAAGCCTTGCCAGGCCTTTTTTAATCCATCTATTATTTCAGGACCGAAGGCTTTCCAAACTACAACACCTAATGTGGCAACTACTGCTACAGCCGCAGCGACTGCAGCAACGATGCCAGCAGACATAAGACTAAAGCCAGCAACAACACCTGCTATCGCTTCACCTATTCCAGTAAGCATAGCAGATAATCTTGCGAAGACTCCCACAGATGCTGCAGTTGTTACTGCCATACCTTCGGTAGTAGCAGCACCTTCCATTAATATTGCATTCAATGCTTGTTGTGCTGATGCTCTAGCAATAGTCAGTCTTGTTACCTGAGCAGTTGTTGCTGCGATTTCTTCTTGTGCTGCTGCATATGCTTGGCTGGTAGTTGTTCCTGCAGCCTCTTCAGCAGCAGCAGCCTGTTCAGCCAAACTTTTATTGACTAACTGGGTTAATAATCTTCCTACAGCGGCTGAGTTATAAAGGTTGGCAGTGGCCGCACCTAAGGTTGCTGTTGTATAGGCAGTTGTGGCTGTAGCACCGACGGCTGCTGCTTCTGAAGTTCCTATGAACGCAGCACCTAATGATTTTACTGCATCAATAATACTAACTACACCTTTTAATACTGCACCTGCGGTAAGGGCTGTGAATACTCCAACTAGTAGTTCTGCAGCCTTTTTGCTTCCTAGGATACCAGAAACATCATCTCCTCGTAATCCAGTCAACTTTTCTATTATTTCAATAACCTTAACCTGAAGTTGTCTAATACCTTCTTTTAACTGGTCAGTGAACTCTGCAGCCTTTTCGGTAGCCTCGGCTGATCCGGCCATAGTACCGTTTAGTTTTTCATATTGTTTTACATAGTTTTCTAAGTCGGCGCCCTTGAATCCCTTGCCCAATAGTTCTTGCATCACTAATGCTTTTTCAGACGGACTCTTCATATCGGCTAATGCTTTAGCAATCTTGTTGAAGGTTTCGGAAGCATCATGCGTCTTTAGGTAATCCATAGAGATGCCTACCCGTGCGAAGGCAGTGATCATCTGCTGATTGCCGTCAGCGGCTTTACCAGCAGCGATTTCCATCTTGGATAATGCTATACCTAAGTCTTCGCTTTTCTTACCAGCGGCGACCATTGCGGTGCTCATTTCCATATAACTTTGGGTGCTTATACCTAACGAACTTGCAGTATTCACTGCTTGGCTGGCGGCTTCGAATGCACCACGGACAAACTCAGCAAATCCGATTCCGATCACAACAGCGCCGAACTTCTCAAAGGTTTCGCTGGAAGCCTTTACGGCTTCACCCACAGTTGCAATACTTTCAGACACTTCTTGCATCTTGAGTTTAATATTACCTGCAACAGTGTTTACTGTTGTTCCTAGTTTATTGAGTTCGGATAGGACTTGTGTGTCGTCCAAACCCATTGTGATGCTAATATCTTGAGCCATTATCTTCTCCCAAAGGTATTAATGTATTGTTTCACTAATCGTGCGGCTTCTACTTTAGTAGGCTTAGTCATACCATCAGGAGCCTGATCGGATCCTCTCATCTGACCATCTCTATTTCCACGACCTGCATCCAGCACACCTGCATAGGGATAATCTGCTTGGATGACCATATTAGAACCTAAAGTTGTATTGTTTCTGGCATTACCTGATCTTATAGGTGTCTTGGATTTGAAGAAGTTATAAACATTGGGCATAACCACCTGCTTCACTGATTGCAACTTCTTTAGTTTTTGCTGATAGGCGATATCATTGATCTTAAAGGATATTGGACCTTTAGTGAGTGATACGCTGGGAGTTGAGTTTAATATGCTGGCCATCTTTTACCTCATCCATACTTGTTTCATCAGGCTATAAGCCGCTAACATAACTTTGTTTGGCAACTTATAGCCTGACTTGACCACAGGGAGACCGTCTTTATTTAAGATGAGTAGTTTAAGGATATCAACTGTTTCTTCATATGTAACTTCATGTTCTTCTATGAAGTTTAAGCCAGCAAGGGCGGCATCGTGATATGCATAGAACTCAAGTTCATCGCCATATTCCGCGACGATTTCTTCATCATCAATGATGAATCGTTCCAGTGTCGCAGATTGGACTATTGAGTTCAGTTTCATATCACTTTACCTTATTCATTATTTCCATTAGTTCTTGTTCAGTTAGGTCTGGGGCCGGGGCAACACCATTGTTATTAATCTTTTCCATCTCGTAGTTGTGATAACTCATAGCAACATCCATAAGATACAAGTCGTAAGTAGTGGCACGTTCTAATACTTCGCTTGGTAACATCTTATATCGTTTAGCCATTGTCTCAATAGTCAAGATTATATACAACTCCTTAGATTGGAGTTTTATAGTGCTGCCTGTTACTTTCCCAGTAGTTCGCTTACCTTTGTGATTGCCTTCATAAGGACCTTAGGAGGCAGCATATTCTCCTTGGATAGGATTTCCTTGCCTTCCTCATCAAGGATCAGTGTTCTGACAATCTCAATGATATTGATGTTTGTTGATGCGGGATCAATGCTCGCCAACTTCATGAATACATCCATTGGTTGACGGTCCCAAGTATAGAACTCTAGAGGCTCATTATATTCTTGGATAGTTTCTTCATCATCAAGTGAGATGAGAACGAGTACTGGTTTGGCTGATAGTTGTGATAGTTTCATGTGATTTGTTCCTTGTGATTTGTTTCTATTACTTATCGTTTTCTTCTTCGTCCAGCAGTTGGTTGAGCAATGCTATACGAAAGCCAGATTTGGCTTGTAGTTGTTTTACTGTGGTGTACAGAGTTTTAAGGATGTCGCTGTTCTTTGCCTCATCGGCAAGCAGGCTCCTAAGCTTCTCTTCTCTGGTCTTGAACCATACGTTCACGATTTGTTCTCCATTACGACTTGTTAAAAAAGGGGGCACCCGTTTTAGAGATGCCCCCCAGCTTGCTTAGGCTACGCTTCCTACAGTGTAGGCACCGTCAACAGCGATTTCCATCGGAGTGATCCAGACAGGCTGAGTTGGTGTAGTCTTTGGTGCGAGGTTAGTGATGAACCCAGTACCAGTGTAGGTGTATGCACCGTTGGCAGTTCCGTTCCAGTAGATTTCAAAGTCAAGCGGTTGCTTGTTTACTGAGAGCAGAGCGATACCGTCGTATACTGCAGTGTTTGCAGTAGCATTGGCATTACCGAAGTAGGTTACGCTGTCTACGACGATGTTGGTTGCCAACTTGTTGTCTGCCGGTGTGCTGAGCTTGCGCTGGTCTGTATCACTGAAGTCAGTGTACATATAGACACCAGTAGAGTTGGTGATAGTGATATCTTGGATGTATGGGATAGTTAGTGTAACGTTTGCGTTGGCAAGGTTAGCACCTGCATACGCAATCTTGATAACGGGCTGTGTACCGTTAGTGTTGGTTGTAATACGTGCCATCTTACAGTTCTCCTTGTGTGCTGGCTATTGAAACTCTAATCTTGTTAACTTAAAAGTCCAGGTGTATCGT